TCCCAAAAGCTTTTGCATCTTCTTGAGTACTATCTATTGTTTTTCTGCCACCCGAAGCCCAGTATATGGCAGCATCAGTTAGTTTCCCGATTGAGCATTTCCATAAAAGCCTCTGAATGCTTCTAGTACTCCCTTAACAAAATCAACATCTTCAGAAAATTCTTTTAATGCAGTTTTACTAAAAGTTATAGGTGTACCATCTTCTTCATTAACATCCTCCCAACCTACTAATATTTTTGCCAATGCAGAATACTCATCCTCATCTTCAAACTTATCAAGTTCTGTTCTTGTAAGTCTTACAAACTTTCCCTTAAATTCAAATCTTTCAAATTCGCCCGGTATGTCCTCAGAAGGACGTTTTACCTCTACAGGCCAAGGGTAAACCTTGGTCTTTTTACGAACAAATGCCATAAAAAACTAAATAATATATATACTTCTATACTTTAGCTAGGAAGTCAATAGTTATGTATATATTAAGCTAACTTCATTATTAGCTGCACTTGGAACTAATGTATATGGAATCTCAAGCATCGCTACTCCATCCATTTCTCCATAGTTAACATCTCCAATATCAACCTTACTGCTTATAAGCTGTACTTTATTACCTGCTGTAGTTCCATGTAAGAACTGTAAGTTACCTAATGATGAATCTGTTAATGCAGCGGTAAAATAATCTTTCTGTGCAATTGTTGGTGCTTCTATAGTTACAGTTCCATTAGATGCTCTGTCAGTAATAATAACTTCCTTAGTACCTCCAACAAGTTCTCTATAAACTGTTGATACACCTGCATCCATTGTCAAAGATTGCAAAGCACCTGCATAAGATAAAAGTTGGAAACCAGTTGTATTACCATTTTTAAATATTAGAGGTGTCGCTTGATTACCATAAGCAATAGTAGGTAGAGCAGTATCAGTAGGAGCATTATAGATTCCAGTAAATGTGAAATCGATTGTTGGTATAGCTCCAACTTCAGCATTAACAGTAAATGTTCCTCTGCAACCTGTGACGATATGCCTTACACCATCCACATTGTAGTGAATACTGATAGATGAGAAACTAGAAGATACAGGAGTATAGGTAACGCTTGTGTTACTCACAATTGCCTCTGCAAACCCACAGGCTTTAATGGCATCTCCGTAGCGAGGGGCAGCCCCTGCGGTCCCAGATCCAGCAAGTTCTACGCTGAATGTACACTCAACTCTAGTGTTAGCAAGTAGCTGTTCAGATGCACCTAAGAATGGTCTTACAACATCTCTGTTAACAACATCACTTGATTGTGGTGTAATACTTAAATCTGTTACGAGAACAACTGTTGAAGAAGCCATAGTCGGATCAGTTCCATAAGAACTTTCCGCTTCAATCAGAATTACTCTCTTTCTTGTCAGTAGTGCCATCAGTTGTTACCTCTTTAGGTGGTTCTGCTTGTGAAGTTTGTTGTACTAGCTTTGCCTTGCCAGTTTTAGGATTAAGGATGTAAGTTCCACCCTCATTTGGAATTTCATACTCCATATTAAACGCTTTGGGTTGTTAGGGTATGACCTAATTATAAATCATGTACTCAAACTGTTATATGAAGTTCTGTAATCAATCTCAAACTCACAGGTTATAAGACCTGCTGGTTGATCTGCATCTAAAACTTCAAACGTCTGAGTCGCTGGTCTTATGTCTTTTGCAAGACCGCCAACAGTTGGATCATTAAGTACTTTTGTAAATAAACTTTCTACAGTTGGATCTCCAACATTATCAGGGATAGTTCCCCTGACAATAACAACAATCCTTATACGCAAAGTCCAATCTATTTTTAGATAGCTCGAACTATTTATAGATGGCTCATCAGTAACAGGTTCTATAACAATCGCAGGGGATTCTCCATTTGTTATAGGTTCAATTCGTGATCTATAAATCCTAGTAGATACTCCTGTAGTACCTGCTAGGGTTGTTTTTAATGCAGCTATAATTTGTTCTCTTTTACTTGCCATAATTATTCTTTAGTTAAACTTACTAAACAAAAACTACCATCATCTATTTTTCTTGCACTCCTAACTTTATAATCATCGCCATTTACTGTTAGTGTGTTATCAAAAACAAGCCCACCTAATTCAGAAGTTTTTGCAGTTAATTCATAATCAGTTGTCATAACCAAACCATCTGCAACTATTTCATCAGGCTGTTCGAGAATGCCTTTGTAAATAGCACCTTTATATACGACTTCATCTCCAAAGTCTGCCAAAAAAATATCTAAATCTTCAGTAAATGCCATGAGAAAAAAAAAAGCCCTCGTATGAGGGCTAAATATTTTAGCCGTACTTTTTAAGACCAACTAAGTTGATACTGAAAGTAAAGGTTGGGGATGACCCACCGATTGTCTGAACAATCTTGATATAACGCTTGCACTCATCTTTGTTAATTGCAAGTGTTTGCATTGAAGCAGATCCTGTTACCTGAGTAAAAGTAGCACCAGATAAATCTGTGTATGTACCACTTGAAGAATCAGATTCAGTAATTTTAATATCTAATGTTGGACTAGAACCGCCACCAGCAGCACTATCCAAAATTAACATCACATCTCCATCGTATTCGAGAAGATCTATTGCACTTGATGTAGCTGTGCTTGTTACAGCAGCAGTAGCAACACCAGCAACAACAGTAAGTTTTTCTAAGTTCTGTTGAATAACAGACATTTTAAGATTCCTCCTGAGTAGAAATAAATGCTTCTAATTCTGTGATTAGATCAGCTTTGTTATGTCTTCTGTCGAGTTCTAATCCAAGTTGTCTACCATAAGTTTCAATTTGTGATTTTGTCATTTGAGAAAAATCAACTTTGTCACTATTGGCATCTTCTGACTCGACTTCTGGTTCTGTACTAGCAGTAGGTGCTTCACAAGTCTCAACAACTAATTCAGCTTTTCCAATAGCTACTAAATACTCCCCACTTTGCTCTTTGATATCAACAATAGAACCAGAGTCCGTAGGGACTCCAGCTATCATTGTTGGTCGTAGCAATTTGACCTTCATATTATGTTCCGAAGCAGAACGCACCTGGTTGCTTAACTGCAAAGTCAACATCCTGTAATGCAATAATTCTTACACTACCGCTTGTTGCGTTTGCATATGGATCTACAGTTAGATCTAAACCAGACCACATACCGATCACAAACTGTGAGAAGTCTCCGAAGACTACATCGTTGTTTGCAAGCTGATTAGAAACAATAGCTGGATAGCCATTTATTTGATTGTTCTCAAACACGAACTGTGCTGTGTTTGAAGCTTTTTCTGTTGACTTCAAAGCACCTCTAGCAGAAGCATTTATTAGGTAGAACATATTAGCTACATCAGCATTAGCTGCTGCAACGTCTGTCTC